ATTGTAGAGCTATTGATATGCTAATACATCAAACACCGGCAGCGAAGCACTGTACGATTATCGACTTAGGCGACTTCATGCACTCTGATAACTTAGAAGGTAAAACCGCCCGTAGTGGTAACGTCCTTGATATGGATAGTCGTTATCATAAAGTCGTACGTGTTGCGATACGAATCGTTCTTTACTATATCCAGGCGGCGCTAAACAAATTTGAGCACGTAACGTTCAGACCTGAGATTGGCAATCATAACGATGTAGGATCATTATGGATGCAAGAAATGTTAGCCGTAGTATTCGCAAATGAACCGCGGGTAACTATCGGTAACAACGCGGGTAATGTTTTCTACTGGCAGCATGGCGACTGTTACTTTATGTCACATCATGGTCACCAGATAAAAGGCGACCGTTTGTATCAAATATTCGCTAAGCAGATAATGGACGAACATATATCCACACGTCACCGTAAAATATACATGGGTCACGTTCACCATAAATCGGTAACTGAGAACGCTATTTGTGAAATGGAAACATACAGAACGCTAGCAGGTAAAGACGCCTACGCTGCTGGTGGTGGTTATTCTGCAGGGCGTAGTATTACCGCGGAAACGTGGCACAAAAAATATGGGGAAGTTTCAAAAGTAAACGTAACCGTGCAAATGTTAGAAGACTCTAAAGGGGAATAAAATTATATGATATATCTCACGATATTATTTTTAGCTTTCATTCAAAACGTATCATTTACCATGGTAAGCCGTTCACGTAATCGAGATAACATGTCGTATCATGCTATCTGTTCGGTGTTTAGTAACGGGCTATGGTTCTTAACGATGCATCAACTAGTCGTAGCTGATCTTGATTACATGTTAGCTATTCCATATATCATAGGTACGGTATGCGGTTCTATCTTCGGGGCTAAAGTCTCTATGAAGATAGAAAAACTTATCGGCGCTAGCACTTAGGGGTTATCTATGGCTGAGTACCGCAACAGTATCGACCGGAAAATTTGTCATAGGCTTGCTATGATGTTCACATTTTATAACGACACACCGGAGACTAAAACCATGGCTGAAGACAACAACATCGACCAGCATCTACCCGCTGGGGAATCGCTGATAGCCTCAAACGCAATACACTCAAGAGGCCAGGCGGTAAAATCTGACGGCGGTAGCTCAAGCTACTATGAATTAGAAGTACCTCAATATGTACTTAACCGCTTAGCTCGACAAGAGCGAGATTGCGAAATTGCGACCATTGAAACGGGCGACGTAATACGTATGTTAGTTGATAACGACTTTGACGCGGGTAATATCATCAAAGCGTTACGTAGAATTATCCAAGCTAAAAAAGGTATTGGCAAAGCGGGTACTGATATAAAGTACGATATTAATAAGGTGAAATATTTTATTAATGAGATTGAACGTACGCTAACCGTTACGAGTGACTAGGGATCGACAATGACTGAAGATGAATTCAAAGCACAGTACCTTACAGGGTATAGAGTTCCCCAAAGGATTCAGGACCTAGAAGAACGCCTGAAAATCTATTACGCGCAAACAGCATTAGGGACTAACCCTAAGACTGCAGCGACGTTTTATAGAAATTTTAAGCTATGGTGTACCGCTGGCGGGTACACTCAAGAAGAAGTCAACCGCGTTAAGCGGTATGTGCAAAGAGTACCTTAGTCCTGGGTCTTATCGAACACTCGTTTAGTAAGCTCATTTTTAAGGAACGTAAGTCTATCCAGTTCAGCACGTTTATTATCAGCGGTCATGGAACTTAAACGTACAAGTTTCATTCGCTGATTTATTTTGGTCAACTTATTACGCGCCTTGTTATAGAATTTACGTTGCGCTAACTTATCTTTACTTTCATCCATAAGCGCCCGCGCTTTATCAAAGTCTTTTATCTTTTTAGCTTCTCGGATATCCGCATAAGCGTTGTTGATTTCTTCAAGACGTTTATAAAACATGGTCGTATAATGAGTGTTCTTAGCTGGCGCTGCTTTAACGAATGCTTTAATCAAAGGATACTCAGCAAGCTTAGTTGTTGGCGCTGCCGGTGCGCCTGTCGCTGGCCTAGTAATAAGCATATCAGTTGCAGATAGCGCAGTCGCGCCCGCCCAACCTAAATAGCCACGTACTAAATGTTCAATTTGTACCGGTGATAACTCTACTTTACCCCAACTTATTTTAGCGAAACCCTCGGACGCGGCGATAGCCGTTTCACTAGTCCACGCTCTTTTTCTGTTTTCCGGTGATAAACTTCTCATTGCTTGTGACTCGATAGGTCTACCGGTAAACATGTTCTTATTCATAGCAATTTCAGCGCCAGGTTTGAACACTTGAGGTATCGGGTTCATTGCGAACGTATCTGTAAGCGTATGGCCTAAACGTTCAGCGAATAATCTACCGTGGACTTTATCATCTACCATTTGTTGAGCGACAGATTCCATCATATAAGCTATCGCGCCAACTTCGAACGGTCTAGGTATGCGGTACATTGTTTCGCTACCAGGAATTTTAACTAAATGATATGTACGTTTTTCCCACTCTTCAGCAGCTTTGTAATCTTCGTCGTCTTTCATGGCTAGGTATAACCCGACAGACATGGCAGAATACACGCCTATAACAGCTTTAAACTTCGCTGCTTCCTTAGGGTTCATCCATTCTTTAAACGTCCCAGGGGCAGCACGAGCCGCTTTATCTAAACCTTGCATACGAGCGTTAACAAACGGTACTGTCTGCGATATAAACCTAATCGCATTCGACGTGCCGGTGCGTGTAAAATCTAAGTGATCACGAGAATTGAAAGCAGCTTCTAATAAACTGTCGCCGCGTTCTAATGCTTGGGTATAGTCTGCAGAACGGTTAACGTTCTCCAACCTAGCGCCGAAGTCTTGGTATGCGTCCCAAACTTTAGCTAACTTTTTAGGCGTATCTAAAATAGATGCTTTCGCGCTTGCTTCGTCCATACCTTTTCTAACTAAACGTTTTATCGCGTCAGGGTCGCTACCATGAACGTAACCTGTTTGACCGAACGTCGCGCCGGTAGATAACATTTGCGCGGCTACTTCGCTATCTTTAGCGGTAGCCTTGAAGCCTTGGCCTAAATTTTTAAAGATGTTAGCGCTAGTACCAGTAACAGCCATAGCGTGAATCGAATCTCGAATTAAGTTACGCGCTTTAAACTCAGGACTAGCAGTCACGCCGTAAGTTAATGCACGTTTAAAGCCACGGGCGACTTTCATTAGTGGACCGCCTAAACCTTCCCAGTTTAACGCGGCTAATGATTCCAGTACTAAAGGTTCTTCTATTTCGTACCATACTTCTTTACCGTCCTCACGAATAAAGATCGCGTCCTTACTTTTATCTTGGTGCGATACTTCAGTAGCCATACCTAAATCAACAGCACTATCAATAGCAGACTTAGCCGCTTGATTTTTTAGTGACGCTGATAGTAAATGATTCCAGTTGAGCACGGCGTTAGCCATAAGGTCTTGCAATTTAGCGTCGCTACCAGTAAGTTTTTTGTACGCTTCCTGTCTAACTAAACCACCACGGGCTATAGCGCGTGGTCCTCTTGACTCGCCCTCTTCTAATACACGGTAGAACGGTAAGTAGAAACCTTCTTCCGCCCATTGCGCCGCTTCTTCAGCATTCACAAGACCGGTTTTTACAGCGATATCAACTACTGAGTTGTTAAGTGCTTCAAAATCTTGTCTAACTTTTTCGAATAAACGTTCTTTACCTTGGTTCAGTCCGCGTAATACTGCGATATCGGCTTCGTTAAATAAGCTTTCTTTACCTTCTTTAATCAGACGATTAGAACGGTTGCCCGCCATCCAGTAAGTCCAGCGGTCCATGTCAGGGCCTAATTGCTCAAGGATTTTATCTAAACTTTTCTTTTTAGTATCGACAGTGATAACACCCGATACGTCTAGCTTCGGTTGTCCGTGGTGCATGACTGCTTCAATAGCACCTGACGCGGAACTAGTAAGGTGTGATAGCATCCATGACCGTTCGTCTTTCATGATCTCTTTAAATGATGCGAACTGGTCAACGATACGTTGTCTAAATCTAGTTTTAACATGTTTATTTATTTTCTTTATACGCTTCTCGACTTTTTCTTTGCCGGTTTCTTTACCGAAACCACCTTTTTTAATTACGTCGATTTCTTCAGGACTGTAGCCCTCGTCTTTCATATTTAATGATACTATTTCATCGTCGGAAAGTTCACGAGTAACCTTTTTAGCTTTAACAGATTTTTTAGCTATCATTTTATCTAGCTTAGTTTCTAAACCTGACGGTCTGTAAGTACCACGAATATGCGCTATTTCATCGGCAATCGAGTAGTCACCGGCTTGCACGTCACCACCTTTAGCGGTGATCTCTTTTTCATATTTTAATACTGTGTTGTGGGTAGCGTCTATGAGTTCTTCAACAGCTTTGTTCGCGGCCTCACTAGGAGTAAAACCATCATCCATATACTGACGCGCTGAATTAGTTACCGTGTCTATTTCAGCTTTAGTCAATGCTTTACCCGCCTTTTTTAGACACGATGCTAAGCTACTCATAATACTAACCTACCTATAATTTGAACGAGCGCTAAGATTTCTTCATCTTCTTGGCGCATTTGTAATGTTAATGCTTTACGCTTTTTCTTGTCTTGGTCAGCGTAGAAAGTTTTACCGAATTTGTTGGTTGTTGCAGTAGTGGTATCACCACCCGTAATAACAGCAGTACCGAACGCTTCCGCGCCCGCTATGCCTGTAGGTACTATGTAGACTACGCCCGTGGTAATGACAGCAGTACCGAACGCTTCCGCGCTGGCAATGCCTGTAGGTGTTATTATTGTGGCTTCAGCTTTACCAGAAAAGTCGCCGTATAGGGGGCGAGCACCACCGTAAGCACCTAAACGAGTAATATTAGCCATTAAAAATCCCTAAGCTTAGCGCTATTGTCTATAGTTTAAAGATCTTATTAGCGCCTGAGTCCCAGGTTACGGTAATATCACCGCCGTTCGGCGTGACAGGTAACCCAGTGGCAGTATCTATATAAGCGATTAAAGGACTGGTAGAAGCTACGCCCGAATCTTTGTAAATTACTAAGGCTTCGGAAACATCACCCGTTACCGCGGTAAAAGTTACGTCGGCAGCGTCGAACACGCCTAACGTAGCAGTCTTCGTACCCATGTTACTTGAGGTCGCAACGCGCTCACCAGACGGGATATCAGATAAAAACTCGTCAGTGTCAATAGCTACAGTGTATGTAGCCGTATCAACTAGGACGCATTTTATATTGTCCGTTAAGATGGCAATGCTACCATCTAAAAACTTTTCTCGGCCTAAGCCGTAAAGTGCATTCGCCATCGGTATGACCCTCTATGTATTAGTTTAGTTTGATACTACCTAGTGTAATACTAGGTAGTGTAACATTAAACGATAACGTACGCATCACCCGCGCCAGGCGCGTCAGTGGTTGCGGTAAACGTAAATGTCTTAGTACCGCCATTATAGCCCGTGATATCAGTAGCTTGACCAGCTAGTACGCCAGTTCTCCAAATTATCACGCGACCGTTATAATGGTCGTTCGTTGCTTCGGTTAATGCACTGTCAGGCATGGTAGTCGTTGTTGGCGAACCTGTAGCCGTGCCAAGTACTAACGTTTCTAGCGAAGCTTCTAAGTTATCAGCCGCCGTACTGTCACCGCTAATCGCTGTAACGTCCGCGGTTACTTGGTTCGTTACCGTGGTACATGTTGCGATAGTACCTATATTAGTTAAACCAGCACCAGCCGTTCCAATTTCTGCGGTATCGACTAATATGTCTGCGACGTCTTGACCTTGGAACGCTACCGAATCTGAAATGATAGTATCAAGTTCATAGTTTGAGTTAATGTCAAGAGTAATACCACTTGCATTATTCGTTAGGTCGATGTTACCGCGTAGCTTCACTTCGGTTGTAGCCGAACAGTTCGCATTAATAGTTAAATCGCCATGGCCTGACATTTGATATTTGTACGTACCAGTTCCCGCGCCAGCGTTTTGAATTTCGACTACGCCACCACCCCAACTAGGTAAGAAGAATTCTGAGGCGTTTAGACCTGATCCAAAATCAATAGTAAGACTTAATGCGAATACTGCAGCAGAACCCCCGAAAGTGTAACTACCTGCAGAACCTAAAGTGAAGACACCAAAGAAACCACATTCAAACCCGTTACTCGGCGGTAAAGTTACAGCGCCGAATAAACAACCTATAAAGGTAGGGTCTTCGTTAACTGTGCCGGTTGCGATTCCGGTTGTTATAGCACCTTCAAAGTATGATGAACTAATATCCGCGCTATTAAGAGCTAGATCCCAGTTACGACCTACAAACGATCTGCTAGATGAATCCGCGGGTAATGTTACGGCGGACCCTGGGATTATTTCGAATCTGGTAAGATTGTTAGCGGTAGCGATTGTAAAGGCGTCGGTTAAACTATCTACAGGGTTTGTACTTGTACCGTTCACACCCGTTAATGTACCTGCCGTACCGTTTACCGTATCGACGTAGACTGACGCGTTATCGTAGCCGCCGTTTTGTACGGTAGTATGAACTTGACCTGGTAATATATGGTACTCTGTCGTCGCGTCTGGGTTAGTTAACCATGCGGGCGTTGTCGTTAGCGTATCCGTAGATGCTACACTATCGGTTATGATCGCTTCTTGACCAGCACCCGTACCGCCTATGGTGATTATTCTTGCACGTACGAATTGATCGTCGGAAGTTACCGCGCCCGCGGCTAATTGTATAGAGTTCGCGGCACCTGATTGCGCTGTACCTTCTGAGAAGATATCGCCGCCCGCATTTCTTAGACGTTTACCGGCTGAGTTGTTAATATTATGCGCTGAGCCTGTTATAAGTTCATCCCAAACTAAATCGACACTAGCCGCGTTAATCGTAACGTCTGTTAAACCAGCGCCAGCGACGCCAATTTCTGCAGTATCCACAAGGATAGAATCAACGTTAGTGTCGATAGTGTTTACGCTAGCCTGAGTTGCTAAAGCTGTTAAACCTGCACCAGCCGCGCCAATTTCTGCAGTATCCACAAGGATAGAATCAACGTTAGTGTCGATAGTGTTTACGCTAGCCTGAGTTGCTAAAGCTGTTAAACCTGCACCAGCCGCGCCAATTTCTGCAGTATCCACAAGGATAGAATCAACGTTCGTATCGATAGTATTTACGCTAGCCTGAGTTGCTAAATCTGTTAGACCTGCGCCAGCCGCACCGATTACAGTAGTAGAAGATGAAAGACCTAGCGAGAATTGACCCACTACTTCGCCTACTACTGATACACCGCCGACAGTGCCGGTGGTGATAACTAGCTGGTAATCTTTACCGGTTTCGAAGCCGTTGCCACCAGTAGCTACAACAGTAATCATGTTCATGCCAGTTACGCCATCATGATCAACGCCTAAGGTTAGACCCGCCGTTATTTGCGTTAAGCCCGCGTCTTCATATGCTGAAATTACAGGCGTACCCGCTAATGTAGTCGGAATACCTGTGGCGAAAGCCCTTGTTGTGAAAGCGATATAAAAGGTATCACCTACTGTTCTATCTCTACTCATAATATTTTATCCTGCTAATCCGCCGCCTGGTCCTGCTATTCCGCCTAGTCCGGCTAGACCGCCGTTATGCGCTAAGCTGCTCATTATTCTACCCGATGGCGGTGGAGCGTCAGAGGTAATGTATACTGACTGTGCCAAAGGTCTTAAAAGCTGGTAAGGGTCACGATATAAACTAGCTACCTCACCTTCCGTTAACTCTCTATCAAACGTCATAGCGTAGCGTTGCCAGCTATTCGCTACGTTGCCACCCGCGCTATTGTCGCCGTATAATGAATATTCATTAGGCACTTGATCCACCCATGAAAAAGCGGTACCGTCACTATCCGCAAAAGCCCCGTCAATATAAAGAGAACGAGTATTAGTGTCCTCATTCCATGTGATAGTTTTAACAACAGACGTTGTTGAACCAAATACATCGACAGGCGAGTCGAGAACTATAGTACTACCGTTTATTCTAACTCTTATAGAGTTGTTATCTAACCTAAAAAAGATAGTGTTAGGCGCTGTATCAACAGTACGAAGACTGAAGAACCCCGCGGCACCTGTATAGTTCTCAAAACAACCTGAAAAAATTGCGGTACCTTGGTTAAAGCTCCGCATCGGTACGATTCTATAAACTTCGCCCGTAGTAGTTAAAGCGGTTATGTGGGCTTCAAGACCCTTAGCACCGCCCTTTAAGTCGTCTATACCTTTGTAAGAACTACCGAATTTAAACCTATTAGGCGCTACTAAGTTTGTCGCTTCGTAACCATCGAACAGCATAAACGCGTCTAAGCTGCGAGATAATGGATTGGTATAATCTATTTCTACAGGGCCGACGGGCTTCATGCCTGGAATGCGAAAATCTATATGGAATTCTTTAGGTAATTTAATAAAAGCCATAAAGCGAACCTTCTACGCGTGAGGACCGATAGTCTTAGGCGTTACATAGATATCCCAACCAGCTTGTATAGTCTGACCTGTTCGGTTTTCTATATAGAATTCGTACTCTTGCGACGTTTTACTATTAGGTAATCCGATATCAATAGTTATATATTGATTAGTCGTAACATCGTTCACCGGAAAACTACCAACGAATTTATGTTGATAGTTAGCGTCTGGTATTTCGTTATCGTTAGTCGATTGCGTATTAAGTAATCGCACGTACAGATTAACTGACGTATTAGCGCTAGGCGCTACGGCATAATCTATAAGCGCTGTAACGCTAGCCATAGGCGCGTCGTCGTCGTTAGTCCACGTACTAAGGTCGCCCGCAATGCTAAAAGCTGCATCGGCAACAGTAGCACTAGAAGTACCTAAAGTGTCTTGTGTTCCGAAGAACTCTATCGCAGCATCAGTACTGATAGCCATATATTATACTCCTGCTAGTGCGTCGATTAATACGTCTACGACTGCATCGACGTTAGTTTGTATAGCTGCATCGGTAGCCCCTTGAATTTGGGCTACGGTTGCACCATTATTAGCGGCTAAAACGTACATTAAAACTTTTTTAGCTTCAGCTTGAGGACTGGCAAATACTTTAGCCGCGTATGATTTTTCTGCAGCGGTTGGGGTTACTTCTAGCTTATCTTTAACAGATACTAGTACAGCTACAGCGACACGATTAGTTAAATCGGAATCGTTAAACAGGTCTCTTACTTCTAAATACGTTGCCATGGGCTAAAATTCCTTACTTGTTTATTTTAACTTCAACGCTAGACATGAACCCGCGTTCGTCGCGCTTAATGTCTAGTGTGAAGCTGGTCGGTTGTTCAGTTTTAATAGCGTTGACGATTTGGCTAACGCTGCTTTGCAATTGACGGTTAGAATTTTCTATACCGGCTTTAACTGTCAAGCTAGTTTCAGCTACCGCGGCTAGTACTTCTTTAGTATCAACAACAACTACCGTAGGTTCGATAGGTTCGTCACTTGCCGGATTTCGTTTGTCTAAGTCTTCTTCAGAAAAGATGCTAAAGCCATCGTTTTCTAAGTCTTGTATTAGTTTGCTACTCATTGGATACACCTTAATAGTTTAAGCGCTACGTCACGTTTCTTTCTAGTTTGTCTTAGTACTACGTCCGCGGTGCCTTGGGCTATGTTCATCTTACCATCTTTACCCTTCACTTTCCTAGTTAACTTAATATCGGATAGTGCTACTTGTTGACCTACTGTAGCTTGGATAAATTGGGTAAAGTCTTCTCTACCGTGGATAGTTTCGCGTGGTAGCTTGTCGGTAGCTTCTTTATAAGCCTTACGCATTTTAGTAATAAACTTAGCGTAACCGGACTTCGTAGGCGATTTATCTGTACCTTTAAGTGTAGCCTCGTAAGCTTCTTTACGCAATTTTTGAGCACGTTCTCTGCTCACTTCTGTGCGGGTTTTTCGCGGTGTATATTCCATCACCGACGCGGTATCTTTAGCTACGTCCACGAGACCCGAAGTAACTTCAAGAGCGCGGGCGAATACATTAGTAGGTACGTCTTTAACGCCTAGTAAGTCTTTAATCAAGCTACTTAGTTTGTTAAATAAGCTTTCTTTATCGTTTTTAAAGTGTAACTTTTTAAGCGCACCTTGAAAGTGCTCATTAGTTAACGTATAAGTCACGAATTCATCTAGCGAGTTACCAACAGACATGAACGCGCTACGTTCTTTAGGTGTTAACTTAGTGAACTGCTCAAGGTCATTTTTAATAATGCTGTCTATATCGCGTTTAGTCTTTTTAATCGCTTCGACCGCTTTTACCTGTTCGTCTGTCTTAGGGTTAACTATCGTTTCAGTAGTGGCGGCGTGTATAAGTTCATGTGTTAAGGTACCTTCTTGTCTACCTTCATGGAATATAGCCACTTTACGATCCGCAACTGCACCGGTCATGTGGTGTCTTCTGAAGCTAAAAACACCGCGACGAGTAAAGTTTTTACGTTTACCTGAGCCACGCATTTCGAATTTTACGTCTGCGCCGATAGCGTCATTATCTCTAATTTTAGTAGCTATCGCCCTGAATACGGGTTCTTTAGCGTTATCCGCTACCCATGATACGGCGTCTTTAGCAGTCTTAAACGTGCCAAAAGTCTTCACATCTACCGGATGCTCTACGACTACACGGTCTGGGTTAATCTTAGGTATCGGCTTAGCCTGTACAGGTTGTTGTACAGGTTGTTGTACAGGTTGTTGTACAGGTTTTTGACCCATTTCAGCTTTAATCGCTGCAATGTTTTTAGGGTTAGTATGCCAGTTATCCCACGAAGTTTTTTCAGCGCGTAATTTCTCTAAACTCGCCTTAGACTTAGCTAGGTTTTGAACGTTAACACCTTCAGCTTTGGCTAGTTCAGGACGTTTAACAGCGCCTTTAATAGACGATATTTGACGTTGTATCGCAGCTTGTTTAGTGGCTGCGACTTTCGCCATCGCTTCAGCTTGTTTAATAGCACCTGTATCGAAGCCGAATAAATCGCCCTCTTGTGGCTCTGTCGGTGCCATAGTACTAACAGCTTTCACCATATTAACAGCTACACTAACTGGCTTGCCGCGTTCAAGCGCTTTTAGGCCAACTACTTGCAAAGCTTCGTTATTTGGTGCTGCTTCAGATATTTTAACTGCAGCGCCGTCGCTAACTATGTCCTGACCATGGGCGTCGATAAGAATATCGCTACCTTTTTTGGCAATGGCGAAAGCCTGTTGACCTGTAGGACGTGCTAATATTCCTTCGGCTTCGGCTTGAGCTTTAGTCATGTTCGAATCTTTAACAAAGGTAATGTAATCTTTTACCTGGCCCTGACCTTCACGAATATTTAGCGTAGCGTCTAAGCCTTTAGCTTGTTTGAGGTCGAACCCGTCGGCTTCTCTATGGAACTGAGCAGGTATCGTAGTCATACCGCTACGTTTAGCTAAATCTAATCTATGGCGACCTGTAATAACTTCTTTAGTGCCGTCTTTTCTGACCCAAACTTGAATCGGGCCTACACCGGCACGGTCAAAAGTACCGCCTAACGGCTCTACTACACCTTCTTTACCTGCACCCGCTTTGAATTGTGGCACATCTTTCGATAAGGTTAGCTCACTGATAACCGCCTCTTGTGGCGCGGCTTTCGCTTGTTCGCGTTTTTCTTCTTCTATACGAGCACGGGCTTTGGTTTGTACGTCAATTTCTTGCGCTATACGTTCTTCTTCAGTACGTGGCGCGGTTGGTGTGATTGTTGGCTCTGTACCTACATCAATACCGCCAAAAGTACCGCCGACAGTTGGTTCTATCTTAGTTTCTACAGGTTCTACGGCTTCGACAGCAGCGTTAACAGCCTCGGCAGCTTCTTTATTACCTGTATGTGCTTCGACTGCACCGCCTACAATAGCGTTACCTACGTCGATAGCTTCGTCTACAGTCGGCGCGGACTGTATAGAGTTAGTTGTTTTAGCTAAATCGTCTATGATATCGCTATCTGATTTTTTACCGCCGCCTTGTATACCTGCAACACCACCAAAAATACCAGCAGCAGCACCCATACCCGCGGATTCGCCCGCACCTTCCATAAGGTCTTGGCTAGGATCTATTTGTTTAGTGGCTAAGTTGCTAATAACAGCGCCCGCGCCCTCTTCTAAACCTTCGGCGGTAGCTTCACCGGCAAAGCCTTTAGCGAAACCTTGTAAACCACCAGCACCAGAACGTTTAGCACCTACTAAGGCTTTTTCTAGCTTAGCAGCCCCTGGAATCAAATTTAAGCCTATTGATACAATACCTGCAGCTAGCGCACTATCACGCGATAATTCAAGCGAAATGTCGTTTTTAGCGGTCTCAGGGTCGATATTTTGGGCTATTTTCTCTTGGTATTTTTCGTTAACTTCCCACACTTGATCGGGTAAATTGATTAGTTTTTCATGTGCTGCAGCACCGACGTCGGCACCTTGCATCAATCCACCAGTACCAACAGCGCCAGCAGTAGCCGCAGTACCAGCAGTTTTAGCGCCAGCACCTAACATTTTAAAACCTGCACCGACAGCAGTACCACCGCCAGCCGTAGCCATTAGCATAGGCGCTTGTTCGAAAGCAAATGAGGCGAATAGTGATGGTGATGTTACAGTTTCCCAAAAAGCTGTACCCGCTTTGGCGAATTCGCCGTCGGCGTTATCTATTTTAGCTTTTCGATTATGTTCTAAGGCTTTTAACTTGTCTGATTTATGCTCTGCGTAAAACTGGATACCGCGCTCGCCTTGTTCAGACGCCCAGTTATCCATGTCACCGGTAGATAATCCGTATAAATCTCCACCTAGTTTTAATAGTGAGTTAGCACCAGCACCAAAACTAGACGCTAAATCGCCGCCTAATTCTGCGAATGACCTGCTAGGTACTTCTACTTCTTCTGCTACAGCAATACCACCGAAACGGTTGGCCTCTGCAGTCTCATTACCGACAGCTTGACCGCCGAATCTGTTCGTACCCATTATGGCTTCCTATATGACTTACCGTCGAATACATCAAAGTATAGCGCACCCGATTCGAGCTTGTCGAATTCTTCTTGAGTACTTACGCTTGGGTTATTCGTAGTGTTAAAGTGCTCATTGCCGCCATCCTTAGGACTTACAGACGTTTTCGTGTCAGGATTAGCCGGTTTTGACTTTGATATTTCACGCGCTTTCGTTAGCATTTGTTCTAATGTAAGGTAATTAGGATCGTCAGGACTGATTAAGTCATTTTCCTGCTTAGCTTGCATTGCCTTAAATAGCTCACGCGTCATATTACCTTCTTTACTTTTCAAAAATTTCAGCGCTTCGGCTTCGTCTTTGAATTCGTCAAGCTGAGCTAATACACGAGCTTCTTTTTGCGCTGCAGTAGGACCCGAACCACTACCGACTACATTTTCCATCGGCTTGCCTTGTTCAGCCGCCATTAACTTCGCTATGTCTGCACGTTCGGCGTCGGTCTCTGCGCTAGCATACTGCTCTTTTAAAGACTGTAAATTCTCTGCGCTACTTAGTGCGATACCTTCAGCTTTCGCCCGTGGCGATTCTTGCTCACGTTGAAAGTGCTGTTCTTTTTGCGCCATAATTTCTTGGTGCTGCGCCGTGCTAAATTCCTGTCGTTGTTGTTCTAACGACAGTCTATTTTCATTTAGTACTTGATCGCGTTTCGCCATGATATCGGCTCGCATTTGTTCACGAGCTTGGTCGGCAAATAGTTTACCGCCCATTTCAGCGCCACCGCGTATGAATTTTTGAAGAAAACTAGCCATGATTATAACGCCTCAGTAGGTGGTTGTTTAATGGCGTATTCGCCTTGTTCACGGGCTATTTGTTGCTGAGCTTCAGGCGGGACAGAGTTTACCATGCCCGCTATTTCTTCTTCAGTCATACCGTAAGCTTCGGCTAAATGGCCTACCATTAATTGTGCCGCATGATTACCGACAGCTTCATCAATAGGGAAAAGTTTTAAACTCTCCGCTAGCTCGCCCACATGTTCTAAAAGTTCAGCAGCTACAGGGAGTATTATAGCTTCCGGTATTTGTCCGCCCGACTGTTCGTCAAGTTTTAAGACTAATAGCGCCGTAGCGTTGGCTAATGCCTCGGCTGGTTTTGGCGCATCTAAGGTCATTTTTTTGACTAGTGCTTCACGCGCTTCTGAACTACCGAATAGTATTTCATCGCCCGCTAGTACTACGCGTTCGTACGCGTCTTGTTCTTCAGGCGTTGCAGCTTCAGTACCTTGGGTTAACTCTCGTCCGTCGTCGGTTGGTGCGCCCTGGGGAACAGCATCGCCAGCACCTTGACTAGCTAGTGAACCTTGATTGTTTGGTTGCATTGGCATCTTAACTACCTCCTGTGCGTCTATTCCACACGCCGTTATTACCGCTATCACGCGCTTGATGTAATAATGGCAGAGTATCGTAACCGGTTAAATTTTTTCTACGTGCGGCTAATGTCTCGTCAAATTCACGTTTCCGCGATTCTTCTTGAAGTTGCATTAATTCTTTTTCGTCTGGTGCCATAGCACTTGAGACAGCATTCAGACCCATAGCGGCAATCATCGGGTTAGCTGTTAAATAGCTTCCGACTGCTTTCGCGCCAGCACCGATAGTTCCTAAGAACGATGGAGCAGCGGCAGCGGTCGCCGCTGGTGCAGCAGTCAACGCCGCGGCAATCTCAGGCGCAGCCGCAGCAGCCGTAGTAGCAGCCGTAGTACCTGCAGCAGTACCACCACCAACAGCCGCGGCAATCTCGGCACTTGTAGCAGCGCCGCCAACAGTAGCAGCAGTTGTACCCGCAGTAGTACCGGCACCTGTAAGCGCTCCGGCAACTTGACTACCTGTAGCAGCAGCAGTTGTAGCGCCTGTAGTAGCTGCAGTAGTAGCAGCAGCAGTACCAGCACCCGCGGTTGTAGCTCCGGTAGCGGCTGTACCGGCTGCAGCACCCGCGGCACTCGCACCGCCCCACATACCTAAGGCTACACCTCCGAAATAGACAGCCGCCGCGATTAATACGATCTTAAAGACCTTCGATTTTACGACCTTTTTGACGACTTTCTTAATACCCTTAGCGATTTTCTTAACTGCTTTAGTAATGCCTTTGAATACTTTACTCATATCTAGATCCTATTAGTACTTATAAAGTACTCATGTATACTGGTAATTCGTTTTCTAAACCAAGACGGCTTAACAATTTACCGATTCTTTTATCTGCTTTACATTCTAACGTAAAACAAACCATTTTTATAGCTGGACGAGACTTAGCCCATGCTAAAAATTCTCTGATTAGCTTAACGCCTTGCCCTGGGTCTTCACAATAAAATTGAACTACTGAAGCTTGGCTACGTTCATAAAACGCCATGGGATGAACCATGGCACTTACAGCGCCTACTATTTTCGAATCTTTTTCAGCGACCCAACAAAAATGACATGGTGCGGATATACATTCCTTAGCCATGTCTACTACTTTCGTTTCGCTTATTCTTAAATTTTCGTACGCATCCCGCTTTAAAGCTTCTAAGCCTAATCTTACTACTTCGGGTACGTCACTAGGCGTTGCTTTTCGAATCAGTCTCATAGACGATTACCTTTTATCTGTGTTGCCATGCTGAACCGTAGTTTTTGCTTGAGCCTCCGCCCCCGCCTCCGGTGCGACGTACTGGCTTCTTAGGCGCTGGCTTCTTAGGCGCTGGCTTCTTAGGCGCTGGCTTCTTAGGCGCTGGCTTAGGCGTTGACCGTTTAGGCGTAATCCATTTTCTAGGGTCGAATACTGGCTTAGGCGTAGACGTTGGCGTAGGCGTTGGCGTAGGCGTTGGCTTAGGCGGCGACATAGTAGCTGGTGGTGATGTTGGGCGTACCGACGGCGCGATAACGTTATACTCGCCAGGGTCGATATGCGTACGTGTTGGTATGCCCGATGATACTGTCGATGACGGGGAGTACGTAGTACCACCAGCAGCATTAGAGCTTTTCGTCCAATTAGGCGACTGCGTTGGCATAGGCGGACTGGTAAGCGCAGGATTAAACGTCGTATTACCTAATATAGCGCTTATATTCACGCCACCCATAGCACCTAATACACCTAACGACGCTTCGAGGTTATCTATCTGATACTGTACAGCGTTGTTTCGTTCGGTAGCCGTCATGTCAGGGTTCATCATCATTTGAGCTATCGCATTTTGTGCAGACTGATACAAGACAGCCGCGCTTTTTTGCGTACTGATTTGACCGTCGTAAAAGCCTCGGACGTCTTCTAGCTGTACTGCTTGCTCACCTTGTAATTTCTGCAATACTAGTTGTTGCTCCGCTTTTAACTCTGTCATACGTTCTTCTAAGTCCATACGTTCGTTGTTCAACTTAGTTTCATGTAACTGTTGGCTAGCGAGGTCTTGCGACTTGTACCTAGCACTTAATGTTGCTAATTCTTGGTCTAATTCTGATTGTCTTTCGCGTATCTTCATTTCTTCTTCACTACGCGCAACAACTAAATCATAGTCAATTTTACCTTGTTCTTTTATTAATTCTTTTCTCGTTTCAGCGTCCGCCGCTTGAAGTTCTTTCTCTATTTCACCGCGACGATTAATTAAGCCCGTTTCGACTTCGCCTCTCGCGCCTATTTGTACCAATGCTTGTTCACCGGCTAAGGTTTGTAATGCTGTATCTACTTCGCCTTTTCGTGCGATTAAGCGTATTTGTTCATCGGCACTAGCTGTTAATAAGCGTTTGTCGATCTGTTCTTTCTCACGTTGTAGCGCTGTTTGTTGACCGAACGCCGCTTCTTGTTCTTTAGCACGGTTGATAGCCGTAATGTTAGCTTGTTTAGCTGCGAACGATGTACGTGCATCTTCTTGCGCTATCGGTAACGCTGATTCTAGGTTAGCTTTATGCGCGGCACCAGCAGCTATAGACGTATTGAGTAAGCCCTTTTGCTGTGCTCTTTGGTTAGCGCCTGTCTCGGCTAACTGTTGCAATTCACCACCTTTTTTCACGATATTAGATACGCGACCTTCTACCGTATCGGTAGCAGGGTCAAGAGCTATCTGGTCAGGCGTATACGCGGTAGGCGGCGTAGTAGTAGTAGGCCCCGCAGGTACCGCACCATTAACCGCTGGCGGCGCGTTCGGATCTAACGGGTCGTCATTTAAAGGCTTATTCGACGGCGCACCCTGTAACTGGGGAATCTGTAAAGGACTTGTATTAGTAGGCATTTTAGTTGTTCTCCAATTCTTCGATCCTTGCGGTTAGCTCTTGAACCGCTTTAATTAACGGGATTACCATAGCTTCTTTAGATATGCGCTGCCCGTGTTTGTCTTCACTCCAACCACTGAAAGTAGCGGGGTCTACGCCGGAATCTTTAATAGCTTGTAGCACATCTTGAGCACCTAAACCGTGGATGACACGCTTAGTATTAATGTCGCCAGGTGTTACGCCCCATTCTTCGGGCCATTCTTCCATAGGCTTTATAGTATATAAAATAGGTTTTAGGTCATTTATAAATTTTAGTCCTAGTACTGTAGGACCGATAACATTTTTCTTTCTAAGGTCACTCGCTTGAGACCATGTAGCATCGGTATCAAATTCATTTTTAATCTGATTCGCTGATGTACCGATAGCTACTTGGTAATCCTGGTCGGTTTCCGCAGCCTGACCAATACAAATTCTGTGCGCTGCTGAAGTACTACCCGTCTGAGTTAAAAAACCTATACAAGTATTATTACTACCTGTAGATAAATCAGAGTTACAGCTTCGACCTACGCCCGTATTGCCGTGACCCGTTGTAAGGCTTGATAAAGCGGCGCTACCTACTGCAGTAGTATTATTGCCTGTAGTTGCGTTTTTCATAGCTTCGAAGCCAAGGCCGACAACATTCGTTCCTGTAGCAAGTTCACAAGCTCTATAGCCGAAAGCTGTACTAAAATCGTTACTTGCAAAAGACGTACCCGAGTCTACGCCTATACGCGTACTAAATGTAGGACCCGTAGTCACTAGGTTACCGTTTATATGTACGTTTTTCACTACACCTAAACCACCATCGGTATGAATACTACCGGTGATCGTTGATGTAGAGTCTGTGGCATCATTCTGGTCGATTACGCCGTCAGAGGTTATGCCTCGAATAGTTAACGTATCCGTAGCGCCTACACCTATTGACGTTCTTAGCGTTGCGCCTGATTCGATTGCAGGGTCGGTAGTCCCATCACCTACAATCATTTCGCCGTCGGCTAATGCTGCCGTAGCTGTGATAGCGCCCGTACCTGATCCCAGTAATATACCACCGTCGGTTAGTGTTGCTACACCGGTCCCGCCTTGGGCTACTGCTAAGGTTACGACAGCTTCTAACGCTGTACCGCCCGCGTTAACTTTGACTACATAATCAGCCGTTAGCGTAGGTAACTTGTCGAAGCCATCTTCAATAGTATTAAATTCGCCTCTCATATCGGATGAACTACCTTGCGAGTTAGCTACCGGAGTCCCCGAAGGTGCGTAATATGCATTAGCCATGGTTTATAAGTCCTTAATTTCTATCTTAACTGTCGTCTATGAGTGTAGCGAATCATCGCGCCTGTTATATTCACTGGTGCTAAGTAGTCGCTATCTTTTCGCATTACTAACGAAATATTTTCCGCGCTACCCTCTATTTTCATATTTGATGGCGATAAGTTTACGCCGTCCCATATGAACGTATCCCATACGAAACTGTCCCAAAACGATTGACCTAAGTTAAATTCATTGGTTTGGGTCAACGGTTGTGGTATACCTTGCTCATTGTACCCTAATTCTGTTGAAAAGTTAATTTCTCCGTAACCTGACCCTGAAGCCTCTAAAGTCACGCCTAAATACTTTTTAAGGTGCCTGATAGACTTAGAGAAATGGAAAAATGTTTTTACAAATGCTTCTATATTATTACCGTCGAAAGAAGTGCCTTTATCTAAATGGTATACTATCCCGTCGGTTGACCCGAACATTATCGCTTCTACGCCGGTGCTGTCTTCCACGGACGTTATACACTCTACAGCATCCGAAAATACCTGAGGCATGATAGCTGATATCTTATGACCCTCTGTAGTAATATATAACGCTGATTTATCAGAGAAAAATAGTCTATACTGGTTTTTAATACGAGCTATACAAGACGCCGTAGCTAAATTACGTTTAGTGTCTAAGAATCTTTGTACATGTCTTGAAATTGTCGCGTGTTGGAAGTTACCAAATTCTTGAGCCGTTCTAAATGTGGTAATACCGCGGTCGTCTAAGTGCATTGTTTGGTCTAATTGCTGTATGGTATACGCTAACGCGCCTACTTCTGAACGATACTGAACTAAATTCCAGTCAAGTGCCGAAGTCCCATATAGCATATGTACCGTATTTCTGTTGTATATGGTTAACGCAGGGCTTTCTTGTGATCCTGGTTCTTTTACAAAACCGGTTATCGTATCGCCCGTGGCTAACTCTGCAGCGCCGAATATAGGAGACCATCTATACGGAAAGCCTAAGCCTGAATGCTGCGCCGAACCGTCAAAAGAAAAGAACAAATGCTTATTATGCACGATTACATGTTTAGGCGTGTCGGTAGTCATACCCGTTTCAATCGGGCAAAATACAGAACCGTCGAACTCAAAACCACGGTTCACACCATCTGCGCCGTATATTCGTTTCGCTCCGGCTTGACCGCCGAAGTTTTCTGTCACCATTTCGAAACGCCCGTCTTTTGCAAGCGTTATAGCGGTACTGTCGGCTGCGATAGTTGCGACGTTAAGGTTACCCCCCACGTCGAGGTTTTCAGCTTGAAATGTGCCTGTCTGGGATGCAAATATGTAACGTCCTGCACCGTCACCAGCTAAAAGAGACCCAGTTTCTTGCATTACGCGGGTTATTACCGCCGTAGCGCCTGAGATAGCTCCGGTAATCGTATCACCTTCAGCGACTTCATAAGTACCCGCAGACGTGTAAGATAATTCACGGCCTAAAGCTACTTGAGTCCATCCCGAAGATGTTGACTTGTATAAGTCTGCAGCCGTATCGCCCGCGTTGTTTCTAAACGCATACCATACATCGTTTAACATATGGATACCTAAGATACTGCCTGACCCTGGGACTGCGCCGATATCGTCCCTGTATTCGTCTGCCGCTAAATTTAAGTATTGAGCATCTAACGATCGTGTCGTCGCGCCGCCTAATCTAGCGGTTGACGTCGCGGTACCTTGGGTTACGGCTGCTTCTTGTAAGTCGTCAGAATCGTTAAAGGTGCCTGTTAGCTTAGTAAGTACTAGTGTTTGTGGTGTATCATCGCCGTTAACCGCGAGTACTACGCCTGTAGCGCCTGATACTAATTGCGTTACTGTAGTATTCACGTTAAAAGTACCGGTAATATTTACGTCGATTATGTAATATATAGCGTCGGACGGTGCTGCTTGCCCGTCGAACCGTTCATAACCTTGGATATCTGTATAACCTTGCCCGTTAATAGCCGCCTCGTAATTCTGGGATTCCCGCAAGTGTCCGGCGTCTAAGTTCCATGGCTTAGATTCTGTATCATAGCCACCGGCAAATTTTAGATAATCGAACTTAGGCTTTGCTAATTGTACTTTTTTCATGCTAAAGGACCACTTTTTCTAAACGGCTGTGATTGATTACGTTTAAGCTGATTAGTTAGTCTTTTCATACCACGTTCAGCACGGGCTAGAATTTCTGGCGCTGATTCAAATAGCGCGTAGTATTCCATGGCTTGATACATGATTAGCTTATGATACGCCGCGGGCATTTCTGGGGTATCGCTATCGGCGGCTAGTATTTGTGCCGACTTATGATAATCGCCTGTTAGCGTATAAACGTCGTTAGGCGTTATCCCTAATTGAATTTCATCTTTAGGGTTAACGGTTATATGAACTGGTTGTGATGTTTGAGACTGTAAAGAACCTGTCTTATACAGATATTCGAAATTGTCCCAAGGGGTCCAGGTTAATAAAACCTGAGCGCTTACACCTGTAGCCGTCAAATATATTTTAGGCGGGTTTCTTGGGTCATTTAGGTGCCACGTTTTGAAACGGCTTATTACAGCCGCATCGTCAACGTCGGTACAGTCACCAAATGCGTAGGTGTCTGTACCATCTACAGTATCTACAGTAAAGCTTTTACGTAGCCACCTGAAATTTTCAGATCCTTGAATTTCTTCGTAGGCGTCAGCTACCCAATTAACTATACGATTATATTCACCTGCTTGTCCGACTACTGTAAGTGGGCGAGGTGTTGCGTCAGCACCACCGGCTACACCACATTCGCGGGCTACATCTTGGCAAAGTTGTAGATACGTTGACATAAATTTAACACCTTGTATCGTTCGTCACACGGTTTAACCATTTAGCACCTAACGGGCTTTTATCCGTTATAATTTGTAAAGGATAACGATGTGATTTTGTTTCGGGGTTTTTAACTTCTAACTCGTTAGTAGTTGCGTTACGCGTTTCGAAGTTACCATAAGTAGAGACCTTAGCGCGTAGTAACACTTCAACGTAGCGTCTAGGTAGCCATTGTTTTTGACCACGGACGATTAAGCGTTGAATGCCATTAACACCAACAAAGAAAGTATGATCAGGATACGTCGAAGATGATGGCATTACCATGATTTCGATGTTTTCATTATCAAAGGCCATTTGTTCGGCTTTTTCTACGAATTCCATACTATCTACGGAAGTGATACCAGGGCGTACAGTCTCTACGTCTGCATGGACGTTGCCGTCTTTCTTAAATTCGATATCTATTAAATCTTCTTTTAAGTAGACGTCTTCAGAGTGAGCACCATCTTTGGTGATTTGTACGGGGTTATTTTTAGCGCTAATTGCTTTTAGCACGTCGCCCATACCTTCTTTCAAGTCAGCGGCTAAACTGTTTACTGTGTCTTCTAGCTTGTCGAATTTTTGAGCATTCACTTCGTTAGCTTGTTCGAGGTCTTTATTCAGACCCGCCATGCTTAGCTTTTTAGGGTCTCTTTTTTTAGGCATTTGTTTTTCGTCAGTCATAATTAGCACTCTTTTAGTTAAAATAAAGCTAAACTAGCCGTTGTGACTAGTTTAGCAAAACTCAATTACTAATTATAGTATAGACTAACTAGCTTGAGTTGACGTCATTGCATCTTGAACCGCACACATACCGTTTAGATACCAGTTAGTGCCGTCACTCCATACGTGAGCATAATCACCGTGTTTAGCTTTGTTCGCAACAAACGATACTGTGTCAGCGTCAGTTACTACCGATACAGAGCCTAACGCATCTTCAGGCGACACAATGTTACCTACAATGATGTTATCACTGTTGGTTGTCTTGATCGTATGAGTTGTAGTCGGATGCGTTGAACCGATATAGAAATAATATTCCATACCCGCTACAGGTTCAGGTAATGTAGTTACAAAAGCTGCCGCAGCACTAAGGATGAACCTTGTACCACTCTCTGAAGCTAATACAGCTTTAGTAGTAGTTAGTGTTTGCGTAGTTACAGCCGGAAATAATACCGCGTAGTCGTTACCTGATTTTCTACGTACTACAGAGTTAGCACCTAAAGTTAAGGTATCTGTTACTTGAATTTTTCTAGTTCGTTGAGTTGTCTTAGCCATGGTCTTCATTTCCTTTTGTTGGAAGTTCTACCCTTAGGCTATTATTAGCCTAAGAGGAATTGGGATTGTATTGTAGCATTAATTACAGGTAATAGTACATTACTGTCGCGAAAACATCGTCGTCGTCAGTTTTGACGTTGACCCATTTGTTTTCGTTAGCGAGTATATTTAAGCCTGTCAGTACTAAAGACGAGTTTTTAATCATTTCTAATTGAAGAATACTTCGGTTTATTACCGTATCCGTAACGCTATCAGCTTCGTATAGATCGACAGTCGCATCGGTAGCGCCGACGTTTTTATTCGCGGTTAGTACGATATCGGTTATAATGATTTGTTTACCTGCCGACGGAGCTATCAAATTGTATGCTGTGTCGGGTTCTTCGGCTTTCACGTTAACGGGCGTACTATGGGTTAATGGCCCGACAGCCATTTGACCTTTAGAAGAGACCCTAACTAGGGACTCTCCACCATTTTCGTTAGTGCCTTTTATTTGAGTATTAATCATTATTCAAAAAACCCAAAAATTACGCCTGATACGTCGCCGGTAGTACCTTCGTCGTACTCTATCGCTATAGCATCATTTTGACCTAAACGCACCCTATCAGCTAGCCTAAGTTCTTCATGGCCTGTAGCCTGAACGTAAGCATAATCTATCAAAGCTTCTTCAGTTAGTCCGGTGATACCTGTAGCCGCGCTGCCCCCTTCTCTCGCCGTCGCGGTAGCCGCGTTCGCAGAGTTACGGTTAAGGTTAGTTGGCGTTAGTTCGTTACCTGCCGCAGCAGTACCACTAACAAACCATAATTTTATACGTGACGCTTCGGCTGAGTTAACGCCTATAGCATCAACAACGAATACTAAGCCTGTTGTACTGGTGTTAACGAAATACGCTACATGCTCGCCCGCGGCGGCTGATTGCATATCGAAAACAATTGAGTATGCTTGGCCTTTATCTCGTGAGTTATAATAGCTTCGTGAATCTGATCTCGAACTGACGTTAATACGACTATCAGACCCTTTAGCTTTTTCTAATGCGCCTGTATTATCGCTAGTATATTGAATTTCTGTTGACATGATTTAATCCTCGCTTACATCGTCAATCAATGGGTCGTTTTGGCGATCCGCAATTATTTCAATACCCATTAATAGGGCTTTTAATAATTGTTTCATTTCGATGTTGTCTTGATGTAGTACTGCGAGTTGTTGTTCGATGTTAGCGGCATGAGTTCTACCAGTTGAGACCCATACTGTCCCAGTCCATTTGAATTCATTACCTGTATCGGTATGAACCATAATGGCACCAGCTTCGTCGGCTTTAGGGCATGGTTGAGTATCACTAGATAAAACGTTGTAGTCAGGAGCGCCATTTCGAACTAATACAGCGGCGTTTGATTTATTCTTAGGTACATTAGACATAGTTAATATTAAAAGTACTCTTAGCTTAACTAAGAGTACTTATCTCTTTTTACGTTAGAATCCTACGATTCTTGTGGACGGTCAGGCATTTGACCAATATCGACGAAAGTATCTGTGATACCTGTTGCGCCGAATGAAGTCGTGCCGAAAGTCCATGCACTACCTGTACTGCCGTTTTGTATAATAATATACGCGAACGGACACATTTCTTTAGGTATTGAACCAAAGCTAGGTGCGGTAATGAACTCGCCACTAGTTGAATCAAGATCTACAATTCCACCTTGAACGGCTTTAACTGTAGTACCACCAGCGGCGGTAGTTCCTAATACGATTGCACAACCCTCGTTCGCTGCTAAAGCAGGGAACGCCGCACCGGTTAGAAAATCGGTAGTCGGGGTCGCTTGGTTAGTTAATGCATCTAATTGAGTACCGAACTTACCATTAATGATAAAGTCAGTAGCGTTAGACGTAGTAACCGTCGAAGTGGTACCAGCTACAGCAACAGTTTTAGTGAAGCTCATAGTACCTGAATGGTTGTTGTTATTCATAACAATATTATCCTATTAATACGCGAAAAGCGTAGAGCCTCTTACGAGACTCTAACTAATTCTAGCTATCACCTAAAGCAGTAGCACCACATTCTAGTACTGCAGCCCAGCCATCATTTTGCATGAATGGAGCACACCAGAATTTACCACCAATATAACCACGTTGACCTAGTGGATCTTGTTTGTCTTTCTTGTTGTGAGGCAAGTGAGTCAAACTAAAACCATCTAAACCACGTAAGGCTACATCGCCCCAAGCGTCTTCAGCAACGATGATCATAAAGTATACATCAACGTTAACAGACGCGGCAGAAACTAAGCCAGTCGTACCGACAGCGGCACCACTTGCTAAAGCTGGTCCCAATTCAGGTGAAGTAATGAAACGATATTCATCAACTGCGCCTAATTCACGAGGGTGCGCTTTCATGCCTATTTCGCCGTATTCTGCAGCTTTGGTGAAACCTTCAATTTCGCGTATATCATGCGCCATATCAGTATCAACAAATACTAAGAAACCCGATTCAACAGGTGAAGTATTATAATTTTCTGACGCTTTTAACACTTCAGTAATCTGGTCAGCGCGGTTCGCTTCCAAAGAACGAGTGATATTACGTAAACGATTTAACGTTACCGTAGCGTCAACAGTTGCACGAGAAGTACCACCAGCATAAAACTTGTTTGTGCTAGCTTTTAAGATACCGTAACTAACTAACTCTTTAACTAAGCCCATACGTTGACCGGCTTGTTTCATCATTGGCTTAGGAATATCATCTTCGTACAACTCAGCAGTTTTGTCGGTATATGCATACAGACAGCTATACTGGTTAATTTGTACCGTGATATCTTGCGGCGTGATGGTATCTGCTACAGGGGTTACACCGTCTGTAGTCAAATGAGTGTTAGGATCTACTACCCAGTTGTTGATCGTAGACGAATCAGTGGTAGCACCACCGAACGGCAACCAACGACGGAAAACAACAGTATCCGACATGTTTTTGCCTATCTTATGCTGACGACCAGTGATAGACAGGACCATGCGAGGTACAGCATGTTTTAAAATTTCCCCTTTTGTTTTTGCGATACGCGGGGTGTTCACATCATACGAAACAATACCCATGAGGTTTTACTCCAAATTAAATTATAAATTCGATTTATAGTAACATTACTATAATTCATCTTTTTTCAATAAAGGGTTAAAACCGTTTATCGTTAACTCTCTCAGGGCTATTGCGCTGATATAATAGCTATTAAGGTTAGCTATTAAACCCTTCGCTAAATGCTTTTTCAACGTCCGCGGCGTCTTGCGTCGGGGCCTGACGACCTTTGCCATGTGTAGGCGTTAGACCGTCTTCGAATCGTGTGTCACTTGGCGCTGGTGCTGGCGCTTGCGCTGCAGGAGCAGGAGCAGGGTCAGCCGGTTTACTCTCTTTGTATAGGTCTAAAAGTGATATAGCCGCATCCCCTGACGGGTCTCCGTATAAATTACCTTTTGCATTAGCCCATACAGGGTGATTATCTAACATCGAGTTAAAATACGCGTTAGCATTGTCATACATTTCGGCGGATTGCTCCGGCGCTGCTTGCGCTGCTTGCGTGATTAAACTCTCGTAGTATAATCGCTCTTGTTCACTGGGTCCACCTTCGTAAGCCCAGGTCTTAAAATCAACATCTTGAACGGTATTCTCCCATCCAGGATGCTTATTGTCAAGATTTCGTTTAATTTCGTATTCGCTCATAGCGGACGAATTGATATTTCTAGCTTCGTTCATCAAGTCTTCGCGTAGTCCGTCCATTGCGGTACCTACGGAGTTACTTACCGACCGGTCCATTTCTTCGAATACTGCTACGAATTCTGGGAAGTCTTCGCCTAGCTTGTCGCGTTTTTCGCTGCTTGCCATAGCTTCTAATAGCTGTTCGCTGGTTGGCTTGGCTGCTGCTGCCGGTGCTTGCTGTTCAACGTTTTGCTTGTCTAGCTTACTTTGTAGCTTGTTAGCACGTCCCGAAGCTGAGTTAGCTATATTGGTAACGTTTTCTAATTGTGATGTTAAATCTTCAATACGGCTTTTAATCGTGTCTGGTACACCTTCCCACTCGTCGGCGGCTGGTGCGTCTGCTGCGGGTGCGTCGGCGGCTGGTGCGTCTGCTGCTGGTGCGTCTGCTGCTGGTGCTCCGTCGGCTGGTGCTTCTGAGTTGGCTTCGAGTTGAGCGGCGGCTTGCGCGGCTAGTTCTTCTTCGGTAAGCTCAGCACTAGGACCTAATTCGATATCTTGATCGTTATATCCTGCGGTGAATGCTTTCTCTAAATCTGCTTCAGTTGCTTTAGTACCCATTATTAATTACCTCACTCGGATTTTTGGGGCTTGATAGCTTTTTGAAAGGCTTTTATCTCAAGTATTTGACCACGTAAAGACGTATGGGCCTCAAAACTATCATTTTCTATTCTAAGTTTAGTCAACCTCTCGTCAAAATACTTCAATATTTTTTGTGTGGCTGGCTGCATTAACTCGTAATTGGTTAATTCTAGCTTATTAACTTTCGTCATTTTCGCCCTCGACTAACTTTTCTCGAACCTGATTCATTACTTCGAGACCTGTCTTAGTGCAGTAGTATACCTTTTCTTCTTCATCGAATAAGAAGTGGCCTAGCTTCATCTGAGACATGACCTCTACGTTTCCTAACGCTGCAGGATGATCCTTAGGTTCAACTATGCGCCACGTATTATCGACTTCAGGCGTCTTCGTAGAAAATACGACCATACGGCGCGTATGTTCTTCGCTGGCTATCGCCTCTCGCGCGAACTCCGCGACGTTGTGTTTCGCTTTACTGATACAGTTCAAGTTACCGCACGTTATGAAACCGTGTTCTAGCGTGGCTAAATTCTCAGCCATCATTTCTTTGTCACAAAATTGGCAAAAACAACTCATAGTATATATTTCCTATTTTTGGAATGACTCGCCGTCTGGTGCTCTGCCGTCAGGTTCAGCCGCGGGTGTAGCTACTGTACTATCGTTTAAACTAACTTGTGTTTGTAACTTCAAGACAGTATCTTGTACTTTTTGTTTTATATCCGATACTTGGCGGTCTGATGCGCCTTGCTCTTTAAGCTGCACTATCATTGCTTCAAATTCTTGGTCCATTTGAGATACCGCAAGTTTGAATTGACGTTCTTTATCGTCGCTTTGCTCTTTAAGCTGCAGTTTGAAAGCTTCGAACTGTTGATCCTTTTCTTTCATAGCGCCTTGTGCTTCAGCGTCGAAGCGTTTGGCGTTTTCTGCATTAGCCGCATTCATTTCAGCAATTTGTAATGTCGTTTGCTGATTCAATTTCGCCACTTCAAGCGATGAATCCGTAGGCGGCTGCGACATTTGTTCTACGATGCCTTTCCATTCTTCATCGTCGTAGTCTAGTACTTCCGGATCAATATGATACGCTTTTAATACTTTGTTCATCCATTTTTGAGGGTCTTTCTTGAAGACTGGGTTCAACATGTATTGACCAATCTGTAACAACGCTTGGTTTGCTGCATCTTTTTCAATCAGTGCTGAAGAACCGCGGGCGTCAATATTAAAATCACCTTTTAGCGAATCATCCTTAGAATACTGCAGGATATGTTTATAATACCGTCTAATATGCGGCGTAGTGACTATATCATCGTATAATCGCGCTACACGGCGCAATACTGAAGATGCATTATAATTCTGCAACATCATACCGCCTAACGTTTCAGGCGTAGCCTGATTAGTTTGGCCCTGCATGATAAGTGGTAAGCCTGTAATATCTTCAGCAAGTTTTAAACCAAGCTCAATAATATTTTGTAGCTCTTGTTGAATCATTGGCGCTTTTAGGAACTGAATAGCTTCTTTAGCACGGTTGGCATGTGGGTCGGCGTCGTCTGCACCTATAAATACTTTCCACGGCTTAACCTCGTTCGGTCCTTCTGCCGCCTGGACTAAGTTAGTGTCGATGTATAACATCGGTCCACCGGCTACGCCCGCATTATCCATCATGTGACGCATAGCGCCTACGATGATACGTTGTGCTGGTCTAAGCTGTCTAGCTACGCCAATACCGAACGGCATACCTAAGCGGCGTTGCCATACCATAACGTCGTAGGGGAATTCACCATTTGCTAGATGCGATACTGTAGTTTTTATAACGCGATTATTCACCATAGTACATTGAACGTGAACGAATTCTTCGTCATTATCAAATTTTAGATTCTCTTTCTCGGACAATATATCTATGGCTAATAAATCTTTATTACTCATGACTCCGTGATAGTACCAAATTTCAAACAAGTTTTTTCTTTTGTCTGCGCTGTTCGTACCTAATCCGGGGGTGTCCGTTCCGGCTATGAATGCTGCTTCGGCAATCATAGGCCCTTCCATAATAACTTTTTTAACTTGACTGTCTATGTATCCTGGGACGCCGATTAACTTCATTAGGCCAGCGCGGGTAATGTCGTCACGCTCCCATGTATAGTTACCATTGTGGATATCTTCACCACATGCGGGGTCAGGAAAGAAATTTCTGTAGAATACACGGATTGAAGCCGGTTTAATTTCTTCGACTTGTTTTAGCTTACCGTCTTTAAATATGAGTTTAGAAGACTTAACAGGGATAGGGCCTTTTAACACGCCACAACCTACTTTAGCCGCATCCTCAATTAAACGCCTGTTATGCGAGTTAAATTGTGATTCGATATGCCAGTCGTCTATCTGCGTTTCAGCTCGTTTCGCGGCTTCTTTAGCCGTTTTAACTATCTGCTTGCCTTGTTCTATCGCGTCGGCTTCCTGAGTAGCCCGCATTTCTGGGTCCTCGGTAGCACCTTCGATTGATTCGCGTATGGCCTTAGGTACTTTACCTTCGGCTAGGCCCTCTATCTCAGGTCTTGGCGTTGGACGTATAGCCCATGCTTTATCCGCGGTAGGTAACATCATATCGCCCATACGTGCCGCTACTGCGTCCACATATGCGCGTGTTATGTTTAAAAAGATTGTCGAACCTTGTGACTCTTGGTCTTCGGGTTCTATTGCCGGAGCGCCTAACGGCTTGCCGCGCCATGCTTTCAATTCACTACGGTTAGCGTCGTCGATACCTTCGTAGTATTCTTCATCTTCTAGCCATTCATCTTCAATGCCTGAGTTTCCACGACCGTCGATAGCTTCCGAACGTGACGCCGCTAATCTCAGTCCTAGTGAATCTAATTGATCTACTAAGTCTTCGTCGCATATGTCACATTCTTTACCGTTGATGATTTTTGCTCGATATGTCTTTTTATCTGTATCAGCCATGATTTATATTACTCTGTCTTGGTACAGAATAGTGATACTACCTGTAGCGGAATTATCGGGGTCAATGATTAGACTAGTATCGAATATCACGCCGTCTTGTGCTGTGAATTCGACTAATGTACCTGCTGCAGTGCTAGCAGGTATAATGAATACTGTCGTTGAGCCGTTATTAATGTTACACGCGTGAGCCGATAATACGGTATTGACATAGTAACCGCGTACGATGGCGGCTACTGTAGATACTGTCGTTATATCGGTTGATAGGTCTACTACTGCAGGGGTCCAGTTCGCCATGGTTTAGTATATCCCACGACCGGCTTTTTCGCTACCTGAAGTATCTCCGGCGTATGTTACGGTTACTGTAGGCGCTGTACCACCAGTAAGCACGGTTAAATTTGCTTTGACCCATAACACGGGCATATCAACATCGAAGTACAGCGCTTTGGTTGCGGTTAACTCCCCTGCAGACATGGCATGTGTACTTATGGTAGAGAACGTCGTACCGTCTAAGCTACCTTCTAGGGTAACGGTGACCGCGGACGGTGCGCCAGTTATCGTGACTTGTAATGCGTGTCTATCAATTAAACGTCTAAACTCTTTAGCGCCACTCGCGCCCGTGCTTGTTACAGCGCTCAAAAATACTAAACTACCCATTGTATCCACCTTAAATCATTAAATTAATTTTCGCATACGTCGAATTCTGTGGCATACTTAAAGTTAATATGTGTAATATCATAAAGTATACGCGTGTTTGACATATTATCATAAAATTTTAGCTTTTAAAATTATTAACTAGGAACCGAATATATGATAGCCAAAGTGATAAATTTCTTTACCTCTATTGGTCTCGAATCCATCGACCAAATTGCCGACCGTATCGGCTTATCTTCTATTGCTGCCAGTTTAGGCATTACCGCTAACGAAGCCTTAGGCTCTACTTGGCATTTAGCTGATTACGCACTTCTCATATCAGCATTAGGCGGTATCTTGTTCATTATAGAGAAAATTTTTGTTATATATCTCAGGTATAAGGAAAGTAAAAAAGTATCCCACGAAGACGACAAACCGCCCAGTTAAAGCCCTAAACCACTATCCCTCGCCCGTATCGCCCTAGTCCTAACGTTAGCCCTGTTATTAGTTCTCTTTTTAACGGCTTTCGTTGCCATTGTCATCATACAAGCATCAAACAAGTTAGGTGACTCAATGCCCCTGGCTTTCATCGCTTTTTTAGATTCGACCTGTATTTTACCGTTATTCGTGTAAATACGTTTAGGTCTTGACAACTCCGCCACTAATTCAAATTGGTTAACACATTCTGAATCAATAGAGATCAACATATCAAAATCAACATCTAGCGCCATGCCACCGGCTTCAATTTGTTCTCTCACGATATAAGCATTCTCGAACCGGTCACGTAACCATGTCGCTGCTTGTGCTCTGAAGTTTAAAAACGAATCTTCATTCGTTTTCAACGTCAAGTCGCGTTCACCTTCTTTTTCACCGTAACGTTTCTTCGGATCTTGAATTGCTCCCGAACCGTAGAACGTTTGAAAGCTTAATCGGGTATCCTGGTAGTTACCGAACGCCATCTTCATGACTGGTGCGCCCATACCGTCCGCGTCGTACGTTAGAATCTCTGAGTTATTCAAATACGCCTTATTATACGCCCATGGTATAGCTTGGGTAATATCACCGTCGGTTAGTAGCTCTGCAGCCGTTACAACGTACCCATGTCTTGAGCAGACCGCCTTAGCATCGCCTGTATCCGCAGGGTCGAAAGCTGTGGTCTTCACGCCGGTAGGTGGAACCTTTAACAGCTTATGCAAGTCAATAGCCGCCTGAACCCATTGGCTAGGTATGAATACATCTTCAGCCGATGCGTTCGGGTCGCGGTCAATTTCTTGTGCAACTGTAATAGGGTCTAATTCTTCTTTTTGTTTTTGATACCAAGCATTATCTTTACGCGGGTCGTCGCGCCAGTCGAAGATAAATTTACGGCGTGTGCCATGAAATTTTAATGAGTTTCTATAGAACAGGTTGCCGTTACCGTTAAACGTACTAATGTCAATCTGACAGTTAGTTGTTTGTGATAATGCGTTGGCTACTGCCATTTGACGTTCTACGAACGCGGCTTCATCAATGAAGTACATAGACTTACGACCACCACGACCAATCTGGTCACCGGCGTCGCCTGTTATTGATGCGCCCGACTCAGGGTTAATTAGCTTCATGAAGCCGTTATGTAATCTTGGTATGTATCCTTCGGGCATAAATTCAGGCGGTACGTGATTGATGAAAAAGCGTATTTTCTCGAATAAGCAATCGGGGTCGCCTTTTTGGTCTACCTTTGCTTCTTTAGCACTACCAAAACCGGCACTATAGCCAGGAACGAATAACCAGTTAGTACAGGCATACGCAACACATAACCATGATATACCACCATCGCGGCTTTTCTCTACTAGCCCGTATTCGCCAGCCTCCCAACGCGTCGTCAGCCATTGTAGGAATTCAATTTGCCTAGGCCAGCAAATAAACGGGATATTAGACAATAGGCCCTTTTCTATTTGGCGTGGGTCAAAGGTAAAGCCGTAGTCGGTTATAAAGTCCCAAGGGTTGTGACGGTAATGTATTTTTAGCGCGGCTAATAGCTGTGGGTTCTTTCGAATCTCTATAAGCCGTTTTTGGCGCTGTATGAATACGTCCGTATAGTCGGGATTAAGGTAATCAATAGTCATTTAGCAAAGACCCATGAAAGTAAATACGATTAACGATATATAAATGACTGCTACTGATATCGCTAATACTTTAACTTGTAGTCGGACGCTTTTCTCTATTTCTTTGCGAATTTTTTCAAACATCTTATTTGCCTCGTAATTTTAATATAAAGTCCGCTACCGCTTTTATCGGCGTGATAATTAACGCACCGGCAATGTCCTTAATAATCCACTTAACACCATTATAGCATATGCGGGGGTCTGGGATTATCCAGCCAAAACCCAGGATTAGTAGCCCGATTATGTATGGCGGTATGTCTTGGGTTATTTGGTTGACTGTCTTCGCTTGGTACGTTGTATCATTCGATATTGTGTCCGCTGTCTGGTTTGACGTACCCGTTTCGACTTTGATTTTACTTTTCTCTTGTTCAACGTTCTTACCTACATTCGCATTAACTTCAAGCTTAGGATCGTCGTTCAGAATCGACAACGGATTAAGGCTACTGCAGCTTGGTACTAGCAGTAGGAAACATACTAAAATAAATTTTTTCATGGTAATTTTCTATCTCTCGTTACCTTGTTAGTCCACTTAGGACCGAACCAAGCTACGGCTTGGTATAGAAGTTTTGCTTTAACTTTTGGTACGCCATCTTGTAGCATGGCTTCATAAAACATTCTGTGAACGGCTTTAGATGAACGTTGCTTGTATCTGCAGTAATAATCATGGATTACACTAGCGCGGCGATAATGTCCGCAGAACGGGGATGATACAAACGTCCAAAATATGCGGGGGATACTGGCACCGTTTATCAGTGCTCTTTTTGGTGCCGTCCATTTTACACCTGAACGGTCGATGAATGAGAACGGTTCTACTAGTCTCATATCACGGTGATTGATATCGCACCACTTGGCTACCACATCGCCGATGAACTTCGGGTAATCCCCGATGATCTTAATCTTATTCATCTTCGGGGTCATCATCGGTAGGTTGGTCGTTACGTTGGGCGGTCCATATCTCGTTATCGTCGTCGTCCTGTTCTATGCTGATATCTTCGATACAGAATTCGCTATCAAAATCTAAACCACCTTTAGAATCGCCGTAACCAAACGCGTAAGCTAATTGGGCGCGGAATTCTAAGCCATCATTCAATCGCATTAAGCGCTTAACTTCACGCTTGAGGAAGTGTATTTGCTTACCTTCTTCTAGCATCGCTTCCCAGTTTGGGTAATTAATATCGGGTTTGTCGTCCATAATAGACTACCTTGTTTTTTGATGATGATCATGTCGTTGGTAGTTGCGCTTAACCGCCCGTTGAAATGTTTGTTTCTTGTCCTTCAACTCGTCGTTTACTAGTGTTTTACTGTCGTGATGTTGGGTGGTTTCAGTGTCGATTAGATCTTTTGCCATGTTAAGTACCTCTCGTACTTCCATGTTACCTTTTTACCTTTTCTCATGTCAAGATGAACATGTCCAGGATATATGCCAATACCCTTGAAGCCTAGCGCTTTCGCATGTTTAAGTATTATTTTCTTTTTCTTCGGGTCCCACGCGCTGATATCTACCGCAATACCGCGGGCGTGGGTACCAGGTTTTTTCTTGAATATCTCGTCAGGGTGTCTTGGTGACCGGTAGCCGCTGTTGATTATAAGGGGGAAACCACAACGCGCCCTAAGCTCGTCGAGTTTTAATAAAAACTCAGAATCCATCTTATGGTGACCGGTCCTCGTATCTATGAATTCGCTATCTTCGAAATACGTTAACACCGGCTGTTGTGCGTTGGCATAAAAAGACAGAAATAATACTACAACTGCAGCTATCGCCAATACTGCGAAAAAAGATTTTAAGAATACTAATAGCTCATGGTCTTGGTTAGTGTTTCGTTTCATTGTCTTGGACTCCCACCGTATCATAAGTTTCATGGAATATGTCAGGCTTGCAAGGGTAAAATTCACCGTGCACACCTCTGATAATGTAGTCACCTGTTACCGCAGTCATAACACCTTCTAGTGTCGTTATTTTTAAACTGCCGTCAGGACCTCTGCGAGCTATACCGTCTGAGGCTTCAATTATTTCAATTATAGCATTGATACAGCTTGTATTGTATGTCAATTCCCAAGCTTGGATTATTACAGGTTTTTTTCTATAGTCCATGTATCCCCCAAGTTTAGTGTTTCGTGTCGCTGTCTGTTGGTCCGGTGTCTGTTGTGTCTTCACCGCCGTTAATGATAATTGCGATAGGTATGGCCTGTTCGTATATCTTGGCAATGACGTCGAGTATCGCCATCATTACAGGGTCTTGGTCTCGGAGCCGTGCATACTGGTACTGGTTTAGGTGCTTATTTCTACCGGCAAAAAGTTTCTCTTGTTGTTCTAATTGTTGCGCATATTGGGTCAAAAGGTTTTCGGTATAATCGTCGTAAACGTATTTGATTGACTGTTCAGGTAGTAGAATTTTCGCCATGTTTTTAATACCTTATCCCGTGTTATTTGATTAGTTAAGTATAGCAGATTATACGTGGTTTGTTACGGGGCTTTTGTTAAGTGGCTGATTTATATAGGTATTTGATAAGGGGCATTTTTCAAAAATATATTTAGAATTTTTTGGAGCAGTTTAAATAGAACGAGGAAAAAAGAAAAAAAGGGGGTGTGGGGGGTCTTTTCTGTGTCAGTGTCCCGTGTCAAAACCCACATATCTTTTCACAAATAAACGCATAAAACTACACACTTGTACACTATACCTTACAGGCTACAACCCACGTAAACCGTGACATGTAGCGCGACGCTGTGTGATTCTAGGTGTACTATCACCCGCAAACTCTAATAGAATCAACACACAACGCGACTTTTACATATAATCTTTAAATTAATTACTATTTATACTTGCATTACTAAACGAATGGGTCTACATTTACGAGGAATCTTCAACCACATTGGGTAGGTAACACATAATGAACACTTTACAACTACACGCACTAAGCAACGGCGAGCAAGTAGCATTCAACAGTTACAAAGCTTACAAAGATAACTTAATGGATAGCAGACTAACCGTATATGTTAACGGTTCACGGATGGAGAATATATTCAACAGTATGTATGAACTACATTCACGTAATGTTTTTGAATGGTTCGATATGCTAGCCAAGTACAAAGCACTAAGCGAAGACCAACGCGCCGCGGTTAAATGGTTAATCCACATACTCCCGAACGGCTGTTCAATGAATCGCGCTCTAGAACTTGCGCCGACAGTTAGCGTGTTCAAAGGTTATGAAATTGATTATGTAAGGGCATTCGTTAACGATGAATTCCACATGCAACACAAACTTGGTCACATGGCGAAGTATTTTGATTACGCGGGTTATTGCTTTGACTTACAGAAGGAACGCAAAATTAGTAAGGTCACTTATGAAAATAAATGCTATACGATAACCAATGCCAGTTTATTTAACGTGTGGGGTATATAATCATGAAATATTTACCAGCGATCAATCTGTGGGATAGTGGAGTAAGTAGCGCACTTGCCAACGGTCAGTTAAAATTACAAGCGGGTCAATGGATATACTGTGGTGACAAGGAACATAAATCACGGTTTATCTCGATCAATGACATTGGTTACATCAATGCGGTACATTGGAATGGTAGCGGAAGCAAGCAGAATAAAAACTTTTTGTATCGTGCTCGTGTTGCTAGGATTCAAAAATTATTAGACAAGGGAGTTATTGACCACGACCAGTTTAAAGTATTCTCGCAAGCACTCAAATTAGTTTAGGCAAAAAATAACCGTACTCAAGGTCAGTGGTCTTGGTACGGTTTTAATCATAGGCACCTCTTAGCAGGTGCTTTTTTATTGTTGTTTTAATTCTTCTTGTCTTCAATTCCTTTCATTTGGTCAATGTATACTTGCGCGGCCTGTTCAGGTGTCATATCGACGTTGATATTTATTACTGGTTTCGGTGTCGTATCGACTACGGTCAGGTCACGGCTTTCTCGGTAATCTAACAAATTTTGTGCGACAAACTTGGCAAATCCCGCATTATAATGCCCTGCGAGGGTATTTGACACTAGTATATTTTCTTGTGCGTCTCTGGCACTTGCCCATGCTGCGGCAAATTCTGGGTATTTTAACGTTCCATTTTCGTTTAATCGAATAGCGTAATCGGCAAGCGTACTCTGTAAAATACCCACTTGACACGCAAAACCTGCTTTCGTTGGTAAGTTGTTAACCGTTGATTCTAAAGAAGTTTCGCCCGTGTGTTCATCAACAACCGCTTTAATCGTAACAGGTGCAATATTAAAATACTCGTAACACTCGATCACCAGTTCGGGATAATATTTACCTTTTGCACCACGACCCGCTAATTTTGGCAAATCGTCGCGTTTTGGTAAATCAGTCGAAATATAGTACTTCATACGATCCGTATTAAAAAACTTTTCAGTCTTAGCTATAATCGTATCGGGCTTATAGCGTTGTACATGAGGATAACCGCGCTGATAGCTTTCAATTGCAGAGTCACCCGCTTGTCTATGCTGCAATACAGTTAGTTCATTAGCATTAAGGGGCTTAAAACGCTTCGTAGCCATGTTTTAATCCTCTACCTATACCGAAGTACTAAGTATACGTTTTAATTGGTTCACATCGTCTGAGGTGAGCGTAACCGTACAACCTTTAAAGTCAAACAGGTTACGCAAGCGGTAAGCGCTACGCAAATCGAAATCAATCTCTTTCATGTCACCCTTCCAGAGCTTAAACTCGGCTATCTTTTTGATCAGCGAATTATAATAAAACTCTCGCATCTCGTTAGTTGTGATCTGTACGGTTGATTGGGGCATACAATACGCTCGCTTTGTTGTGTGTGATATTAATTATACTAGATAATATACACAAAACCGTTATTTTTGTCTATAAAAACCTCGATTAATATCTAAGCTATTGATAAACCTGGGCTTAATCCATTTAGGAACAGAACGGACAAGGTGGAACGAGCTATGGTTCCACCCTAAAGTACTGATATTACTCTATATAACCCCTATAGGAACAGAGGAACAACATTATAAACTTCTAAAGGTATATATATATAGATCTCTCTCTTCTCTCTCTTCTCTATACCGTAGATAGTTTTTTTCGTTCCACACCAAAAAGGCTAAAAATACACATTAAATCCAGATTTATCAATAACTTAAAGGGGAACAATGTGGGGTGCCAAGCCCCTTAAAACCCGTGCCACTTCACAATACCACGCACCAAATACCACACGAAATTTCGTCGTTATGCTGTAACACGTTGTAATTAATAGCTAAACCTAAAACACGACGTGGGCACGTCGATTTAGCATTTTAGCCCTTTTCGCTACGAAATTTCGTATATTAAATCAACGAATTTTCGTTAATTAAAAATAAAGCTTGTGTTACATCCCCATTGTGGTATAACTACAAACCAACAAACACAGAACAGAAACGCAAAAAACAGCTTAAAAGAGGGTTCAAACCATGTTAAACAACGTAATTAGCATCAATCACACACCATTAAACAGCAATATCATTGCACCATTTAGCACAAATAACGCTTATTCGGAGTCAGAACAGGCAACAATAAACAAAGCGCTTGATATATTGGCCTCTAAAATTACGCAGTCGTGTAGTAATTTAATGAACAGTAGCCGTAGAGTAGGTCAGTTTTTACGCCTGAAACTATCGACCAGCGACAGAGAAATATTTGCAGTAATGTTTTTAGATAATCAACACCACATTATCAAGTATGAAGAAATGACCGTCGGCACCGTTGACAGTGCAGCAGTTTACCCACGTGAAGTTATCAAAAGAGCGTTAGACCTTGGAGCAAACGCCATGATACTAGCCCATAATCATCCGTCAGGCATATTGCAAGCATCGAACAGCGACCGCCAGATTACCGACAAGATATGCAAAGCTGCTCAGTTGATGGACTTACGCGTACTTGATCATGTCATTGTAAGCGGTATCGGGACATATAGCTTTGCTGAGCATGGCGAAAGATCACTACTATAAACGATAGCGCTTTTTATAGCTCGTTAGCTTAGCGGGCTATGTGAAGCAATCTATCAAACACACACCATTGAGGATCAGACCATGACAGATTTTAACTTAGCACAACTATTGCACCGCCGTAACTATTTACAAGGTGAGATAATGCGCCTTGAGTCCAAAATTAAAGAGGCGAAAGCACTTGGCGCACTACCTTGGGAACGTAACATGTACACCGACGCGCTAAAACGCGTAACGCTACAATTTGATGCGACAGTTTCACGTATTAATGAGTACCAGAAACAACCGACCGCGGACACGGTAGCAGAGGAAGCACCAGCAACAGGTGGTTACTACATCGTTAAACTAATGCTACGTATAGGCGACTATGAAAAGCACACCGTACAAGCCATACAAGCGCAAGACGAAGCAGCAGCAGAAGCCAAAGCGCTTGAGAATGAAACGCATAACACTGACGACGCGGGACATGATATTAATGGCGATTGGTGGGATGATTATATGATTTATCAACTGTACAGCATAACCGCGGTTGATCATCAAACATTCAAAACCGTGCAACAATACCTTTAAGCGCCTTTAAGCGCCTTTAAGGTGCTTAAAGCACCTTTAAGCATCTTTAAACCATGCAACAAAGTACATAATTAAGTACACAATTAAGTACACAATGAGGATCAGGCCATGAACGAATTAATGACAGCCCTAGTAGAATTTTGGAATGCTAACCCGCGTTTTATTATCTCATGTTTGAGTACCATAATATGGTGCGTATTAGGGCTAGCTTTTAACTGGATCAGCGTAAAGCTAAGAGTCAACGGTGTTGCACTAGTGGCAGCATGTTTTTTAACAGTAAATTTATTTAACATTTGGAGCTAAGACCATGAACGAATTTCACAGCGACGGCAAATTAATCGACAGGCTAGCGGATACGCTAGGCTTCACAGTAGACCACGACGGCGTACTTGCTTGTAAGGTATACGACCAAGACGGCAAGATGATCACCGATGGAGGTTACCCTTATGTGGTTATGTGTCTACGTACTATTAATTACGACCGCGAAGAAAAAGCGTTACATTTTAAGCTAATTAACCGTGTTAACGCCATGAACAGCGTTCACATATTTTTAGACGAAGCGAAAACCAACGTGGAGCAATTACTATCTAAAGGTGGTTACACCATGAACGCAGATGGACAATTGCATAAGAAGTACCGCGACATGATAAAGGGTATGCTTGATAACCTGTTAGAAGTTACCGACGGCGTGAAGCGTTACACCATTGATCAAGTTACAGGCGGCTGGCTACGTGTTGAAGCACAAGCGCTATACTTAGAAGATAAAAATTTTCCTCTGCAACAGTCATATGGTAACTGGGTCAACGTGTACGACGTATTCAGCAACAAAGCAGAGACACGCGATCAAGCTATACCGTTAGTTGACTTCGATCAAATGTTACAAGCTCACAATGATTTGCCAGTACTCGAAGCCGACCAGCGCGAAATTGAATCACAAATAATTAAACACAAACATCTATTAGGTGTTGAGTAATATTTTTTTTTAACTTGAGGATCAGATCATGACTACTACAAAAAACAAAGCCAAAGTATACAGTAAGCACACTTTATGGATGGAGCAAGCGCCAAACTTTAATTTTGAGCTAGACGAAGACGAGCTATTACACCATGCCATTGAACGCAATTTCGTATCAGCGATTGGTGATAACCAATACGTAATCAATGAAGAATATAACAATGCTAAGTAATAGCGCTTTTTATAACTCATTCGCGTTAGTGGGTTATGTGCAGCACTCTATTAAATAAAACGAGGATCAGATCATGATTGAATACACAGTACAGGTACATAATAACGGTAATACATTTTGGTATCTAAACGACCAGTACCACAGAGAAGGTGACAAGCCAGCGGTTGAAGGTGGCGACGGTACTAAAGAATGGTACATAAACGGTGAGTTCCACAGAGAAGGTGATAAACCAGCGATTGAGTATGCCGACGGTAATAAAGAATGGTACATAAACGGCAATACCCACAGAGAAGGTGACAAGCCAGCGGTTGAAGGTGCCGACGGTACTAAAGAATGGTACATAAACGACGAGCGCCACAGAGAAGGTGACAAGCCAGCGGTTGAACATGCCAGCGGTGATAAAGAATGGTATCTAAACGGCAAGCTCCACAGAGAAAACGGCGCGGCGGTTGAACATGCCAGCGGTGATAAAGAATGGTACTTAGACGGTGAACGCTTAACAGAGGAAGAACACGCCGCACGGACTCAGCCAACCAAAGAACTAACCGTAGCCGATATCGAGAAGTTACTCGGTCACAAAGTCAAAGTAATTAAATAAAACGGGGATCAGATCATGATTGAATACACAGTAAAGGTATATCATAACGGTAGTACACATTGGTGTATAAACGACGACCTCCACAGAGAAGGTGACAAGCCAGCGGTTGAGTATGCCAGCGGTGATAAAGCATGGTATCTAAACGGCGACCTCCACAGAGAAGGTGACAAGCCAGCGATTGAGTATGCCAGCGGTGCTAAATCTTGGTATATAAACGGTAAGTGTCACAGAGAAAACGGCGCGGCGGTTATATATGCCAATGGTACTAAAGAATGGTATCTAAACGGCGAACATTTAACAGAGGAAGAACACGCCGCACGGACTCAGCCAACCAAAGAACTAACCGTAGCCGATATCGAGAAGTTACTCGGTCACAAAGTCAAAGTAATTAAATAAAACGGGGATCAGATCATGATTGAATACACAGTAAAAGTATATAATAACGGTTTTACATATTGGGAATTAAACGGTAAGAATCACAGAGAAGGTGACAAGCCAGCGATTGAAGGTGCCAACGGTTATAAAGCATGGTGGCTAAACGGTGAGATCCACAGAGAAGGTGACAAGCCAGCGATTGAGGGTGCCGACGGTACTAAAGAATGGTTTAAAAACGGCAAGCGCCACAGAGAAGGTGACAAGCCAGCGTATAAAAAGGCCAACGGTACTAAAGAATGGTTTAAAAACGGCAATCTCCACAGAGAAAACGGCGCGGCGATCATACGTGCTAGCGGGCATAAATATTGGTATCTAAACGGCGAACGCTTAACAGAGACACAACACGCCGCGCGGACTCAGCCAATAAAAACAAAACAAGAGGATCAGGCCATGCCAATCGTAACAAACCCAGATCTATTCCCTAGCGCTAAACTTGTAGTACTTGGCGAGGACTATAGCAACGACCAAAACGGTTTTATTAGTGCGTGTTGTGATGGCGCTGTACACACTGTCGATATTGACGAACAATACTACACAGCGCTTTATAATGTACAACAAGCCATCGAAGCAACCGCGGGTTGTATTGGTATACCTGTTAGCATTGGAGTTGCTAAGCATGGTCAATATATCCCGCTAAGCGTTATAGAAGACACCGCGTTAACTCCCGATCTAGATTATCAAGATTTATGCG